CGCCGTAAATGATCACTTCGCGGCTTCTGCGGGTTTCCGTCCTACCCGCGGGGATTCCCCCCCTGCTTCTTTCCGGCTCGGTCTGTCCGCCTTTGGCTTACGGGCGCGAAATTTCTTCACGACCGTCTCCTTAGGTTTCTTGACCTGAACGACCACCGCCTTAGTAGCTTTGGGCGGCGCCGGAGGCTTAGCCTCTTCTTCATCAGCCTTTGGGGAATCACCCCCGCTGCATACCTCATCTCCCTCGACGACCAGGCTCTTCGAGACAAGCGCCACGCGTTCCATGAACACGGGTGGGTTCATCAGATCCTCAAGGGTCTTGGCGCTTTCCAACCAATCAACAAACTTGTCGACGTTGAACTCCGGCAATTGCTTCCGGAACAGCTCCTCAACCCAATCAGCATCCTCATTGGGATACTGATGGTCTAACTCCTCCGTGACGTTCCACGCACCAGCCAGATTCCGAAATTTAAATCCAGCTGGGCGCAGCTCCATCACCCGGGTCATGAAACGTCCATAAATGAACGAATTGCGGTCTGTCAACCACATCGCGTAGGCTTTGTCCACAAGCTTGGCTTCCGCCGAGATGTTGTGGGGCATATGCACGGTCGCATGGAACTTGGACATAGAGCGAGCAAAGTCACACACAGAATGCGTGTCACCAAACCAAACAGCGGGCCCGTACTGCCTGGATAGGAACTTAATCCCACTCGCCCCTCTGACCTTCGTTTCACTAGTGAGCTTTTGGCCCACCGCCGTGGCAGCACGCACATACACTTCAGGGTCCGCATCCGCGGTCATGCCATCGTCACCAGCGTAAATTCCAAGCTTACCCCATGCTGCCTGCGGCGCATGAAACTCGCCCGTCTCCGGGTCCGTCGTCATGCGCCAACACAGGAATGCGGTGAAAGCGTTTAACAACGTGTTGAAAGCGCTAGTCTCAGGACTACCTGAGGCCCGGCTAAGGCCTGTATCATAGGTAGTTCCGAGACGTCCACGCCCACGCATGTTCGTCTGCCGCCGCATTAGTTCGAAAAGTTCGCTATGGTAGGACGGGTGAAATACTTTCGCCACTACCACTTGCTCCAACAGCCGTGCCACAGGGCCGACCCGTCCGTCCATCCGACTAAAATCCGTCTCAACAACGTGGTACTTCGAGTCTTCCGCGATCTCAGCCACACGCTCCGCTATCTCCGCCGGGGTACGTCCAAAGGCATACCACGTGAAGGTTTTCATAGCATCACTAAACGAGTACATAAAAGCCGAATAGCTTCGTTTGTCCACGCCATTAATGGTTGAGATATTCCGCGGGTCGGACGCGTTTGGATAACATTCACGCTTCATAAACGTCTTTGTTTCCTCCGTGGCCTCCTCATTTTCCGCTGCGTCTAAGATCCTGCGCTGCCGTGGGTTGTTTTGGCGCTCGCGGATCTCCTCCTCACCCACTGGATGAAGAAGTTCACCGACATGTGCCGCATACAACTTAGCGAACTCATGGATCGTCTTGATGACGAAAGGTGTCGGTTGGGTGCTGTCTTTAACCTTCAACACGCGAGCTTCCACACTGCGTGCTTCGTTTTCAGGGGTCATCGCCGGCGCGAATGCCCCATCGACTAATGGTTTCATAAAAGATTCCATCGAGGGTTTGGCCTCCGGGTTGTACTCATCCATCGTGCGGACGTGCTGATAAGATCGCACAGCCGTAGTAGAGACAAGGCTACCTGGCAGGACACGTTGTTTAGACGTATGATACTCATAGAGAATCTCCTTGCCTTCCTGGACGTTTTTCGCCTTCAAAGAAGGGATAGTAAGTCCTACCTTGCTCGCACGCGTAATGGAGG